TGTAACATATAAAATCCTTATAAAGAAGGCAGTAGGTATGGTGGATTACTGCCTTCATTATAGGGATATATCATCGTTTAAACCAAGATGGAAGACCTAAATGTAAGCGTTTGTCAAACAGATTATTTTTAGACCGTGTAGTTTTTCTATTGTTATAGTGAAGGAATACTTGAGCACAATCTTTACCTTTAAATTTTTCTCTCCAATGCTCTAATTCACAACCAGAATATATTAACATGTCTCCTGGTTTTAAATCTACTTTAATACCTCTAGCGTTACTTTTAGAGGTAATTCCTTTAATACCACCTTCAGTTTCTGATACACCTACATTTTCATTTGGACTTAAATAAATTGGCCAATCATCACCACCAAGATTCATAGTAGTAGATATCTCACAACTAAATCTATCTTTATGTCTTTTTAACTCGTCCCCTTTTTTATATATTCGTGCATAAGAATAAGATGGAGATAATTTTAATTTAGTAGCTTTTTCCATAAGGGTTTGGCATTTTAGCATTAAAGTTTCCATTGCAATATCTGAATAACTTGAATAAGTATTAGGTATCTGTTCATCAGACCATGTCCCTAATAGGACCTCAAAAGGAGATATAAATTTTGATTGAAAACAAGTTTTTGCTACTTGTCTTTTCATTAAAAAATAATTGAATAAAAATTCAGTTAATTCTTTTGAAACAGCTTTTTTAATAATTTGATATTTATCTTTTTGAAAATTCATATTAAAAATAATTAAAGTTAATAACCATCCTGTTTCTACAATCAGTAGAATTAGTTCCGTAGTGTTCTATATCAGAAGTAAATAATACCATTCTATTTTTTTTACTTTTTATTTTTTTACCTTCAATAATGGTATAACCATTATTATCATTAACATAATAAATACCAACTTTACATTTAAAAGTTTGATCTACGTGTGTTTCATATTTTACTAAATTGTGGGAGATAGGTGTTATATTAACTTTTACTCTTATTAAAGATAATGGTTTAAGTTTTTTAATAATTGGATCTATACAATTAAAAAAATGAGAATTAACTTTATCATCATTATAAAAAGTATGATGGAACTGCATATTGAATAAATTTTTAGGCTCTCCTCCTATTACTTTATTACAAAAAAACCATGGAAAATTAGTTTCTTCCAATACAGAAGTTAAAATTAAATGATTTTCTTTTGATAAATAATTATCTATAATTTTAAAAGACATCTTTAGCCATTTCTTTTGGTATTGATTGAAGATTAAAATGTATAAATCTAAACGGTTCCTTACCATGATCTATTGCAAATTCATGTTCTAAATAACCTGGAAATATAATTAATGTTCCAGGTTTAGGTTTAAAATGAATAAGATCATTTCCATTAACCATATTTTTTAACCCAGGTTTTATTTTTAATTTAGTTGCTCTAGCTCCAGCTCTTGGTTCATGAAAAATAGGAAACGATGTTTTATCACTACACTTTAAAAAATAAAAACCTGCTACGTGTTGATTCCAATGAACATGAGAAGAATGGTGACCCCCTCCATTTTTACTAAATTCTTGTACCCACATTTCACTAAACATAGTTTCATATTGTGTCATATCATATCCATGATCATCTAAAAATTCCCAGGATTTTTGACCAACATAATTTCTAAAATCTAAAAAATTATTATCTGCCATTAACATTGAAGAGTGATGAGATGTTCCAAAATCTTTGTTACTTTTTATTATTTTTTTATCTCGAGTTCTTGCTTTTTTAATATATCCATCACTAAATTTATTTAATGATTTTAAAAATTCTGGTTTTTGTTCTGACCAAATAGGTGTTTTAAAATGTTCAGTTATATCCATATTATTTAAATGGATATCCAAGGTTCCACATCACCAATGAATATCTCGTTCCTTTCGTTACTGGTTTAACTCTATGCCATACAAATGATGGAAAGACAATAATAGATCCTTTAGGCAATATTTCTTTTGCTTGTTTTAAATGTTTATCTTCTTCTCTCATATGTGGAGCATAGTCTCTAAAATCAAATTCTAATTCTCCACCCTCATATTCTGAGCCATCAGTTAACTGACAAGTCATAGATAGTTTTCTAATTTTACCATTGTCTAAATCATTTTTTTCATCTCTTTCATAGGGTTTATGCCAAGAATCATAATGCCAATCATAGTATTGGTTGTGTTTATATTTTGTAAATTGACAAGACTCACTTCTGTCCCATTCAAAGTTCCATCCAGCATTTTTATTAGCGTTATGTATATATGGGTGTAATTCTTTGTAAATCCAAGTATCATTTAACCAAACTACATCAGAGTTTCTTTTTTTCTTCATGTCTTTAACTTGATCCTTAGTTAATTTTTTATTACTGTATCCGCCTGTTCTTGCCATTTCTTCTGTTTTTGTTAACCCATGTTTTATAATGTCATCACAAATTCTATGTGGTACTGCAGAAGGAAAATACCAATAATAATTAGATAAATTCATAAGTAATTGTTTGAATAAAATTTAAAGAATTTTTTTGATTATTAGTTATGTAGTACATATTAGTAGATGGAAACATAATAAACATATTTTTTTTTAATTCCATATCCCAACTTCTTCCTTTACGTCTATTATCATCGTAATGAATTCTAACACTACAATTGTCAACCTGTACTCCATACAATAAAGTATAGTCTGGAGAGTTACGTAGATCCACCGGATCAATATTTAATAAAGGAATTGTTGTCTCATTGGGTTTATAGATATTTCCCCACGTTGATTTGTTAACTAAATTAATACCATAATCAAGACCAATAAAGTCTCTCATATATGTGTTTAACTTATCTAAAGTTCTTGAGTGTAAACTTTTTGTATTATTAAAAGTAGAATGTAAAATGTGATGAGCTAAATCTATTTGATCTATCTCAAAATGTTTTGGCATTGAAACCTCACCAAAATAAATTGATTGTTCTGTTAATACTTTCTTTTTCATACCTAATAACATAGGTATTATTATTTTATTTAATTGTCAAGTATTAAGAATTAATTGGATTAGTAACTAAATCCCAAGATTGATTATCTTCGTTCCAATCGTAACTATAATAATTTTCTGTATCAGCTACTTGTTCTGCAGTTAAAACTGGTGCATTACCAATAGGTGATTGATATTTTGCTTCAGTAGTATTTAAAATCCAAGAAGGATGGGGTTTAGGTCCTGTAAAAAAATTATGTTCTGGATGCCATAGACCACCAATGCCAGCATAATTTATTCTAAAATTTCTATTGTAAGAAGTTTGAATCCAAAGATGAGCCGGCCAATTAGAACAATTTTCTAAATGTACTTGACCTACTAATTCTTGTTCGACACCTTTTCCATCTGTCGTATTTTTATTGTCTACAACTACTACTTGTAGAACTTCATTATTTTCTGATATTTTTGCAAAGTGTGCCATATTATTTAAACTCCTTAATCTGCTATTCTATATCTTATTATTACTATACCTGATCCACCATCACCGCCGCCACCACTATCTCTTGCGCCGCCACCGCCACCGCCTGTATTTACTGTTCCGGGAACACCACCTTGTGGATTTAATGGACCTGTACCTGTAGCACCTGCACCACCACCACCTGCACCACCTGCACCTGGAGGTGTACCAGAATCACCACCGCCACCGCCACCACCGCTTCTTGCAACGGGTGAAAAATTAATATTTGTTGTTGCTCCTGCACCACCATTACCGCCTTTAGAACTAGAACCTACAGCTGTTGCTCCGCCACCACCTGCGCCAGCCCATGGAGGTGAAGTACTACCTGTGCCTCCACCATTTCTACCTTGAGGAGGGTTAGTTGGAGGTGTATTACCGTTACCAGGTTGTGAAACACTTCCTGCTGGACTACCACTACCACCACCAGATCCGCCTGGGTTTCCTGGTACAGGGCCATCTTGACCACCACCAATGCCACCACCAGTTGATGTTATACTTGAAAAACTTGAATTACCACCATTTGTTGAAGGGTCTGCAGGTGCGGGAGGTGTACCACCATGACCGCCTCCTCCAACTACTATTGGATAACTTCCTGCACTCACTGTTAAAGAAGTTCCTGTATTCGCTAGAGGACTAGCTGTATAGGGTCCTGCAGTACAAGCATTATAGGCTTCTCTAAAACCTCCTGCACCAGCACCGCCTCCATGATTTGTTCCACCACCGCCTCCACCAGCTACTACTATATAATTAACAGCACCCGGACTATCTACAGAGTTTACTACAAAATTAGCATTTCCTGTAAAAGTATGAACTCTAAATGCCCCACATGGACTATCTGTTATTGTTCCACCTTCTGCACATATAAGAAAACTACTACCTCCACCACCAGCACCAAATCCTAAGACTTGATAACCAAATGATTTACCTTTTCTGGTTTGTATATTTGATGTGTTCTTACCTGATGTAAGTTTATTTTTAATGTCTCTCATATCTAAATTCCTTATGCGTCGTTAGCTGCATCAGTAGTAAAGAATATTCTAATACCAAGAACTCTAGCATCCCCAGTAAAAGTAT